AACAATGTTGAATGTCCTATGAAACCAGCAGAGATACCAGATGATTTAATTAGGTATTATAAAGATGAGTGGACTGATTATAAAGATTTCTTCCTTGGTGAAGAACTTTTAAACTCAAAATTAATTTGCTATTGGTCCCCTGAAGCTTATGTTAAAGGTAAAATATACTACAAATACGAAGAAGCATGCAAATATGTTCAACAATTGGAGTTTAAAACAATTGAAGAATATACATACTGGGAAACAAAATCAAAAAAACCAAGATATGAAAGAAATAATATTAAAGTAACTCTACCCAGTGGTCGAGTCGTACCAGCTAGACCTGCTTTTTTACCTATTGTACCAGATCATGTGTACCACGATTATTGGATATGCATTCAAGAATATATCGGTCTACCGTATACCAGCCAAACAATGTATCGACGTAAAGCTGGGTCAGGTCAATTAAAAAATAAAAATTGTTTTAAATTTCAAAATTATGCTTCATATAGTGAAGCGCGTGAGTTTGTGAGAGCTTGTAAATTACTCAATGTACGTGAGTATGATAGGTATCGAGATCATTATAAAGTTTCTACTGAACCTTTCGTAACTTTATCAGGTATGACGCTACCTAAATTTCCTAATTTTTTACCATCACGTCCGTTAGAATATTATAAAAAATATTGTAAAACTAAACACACTTGGGTATCATGGCATGATTTTCTTGGAATTACATATAATCAACACCATGATCAAGAACTTGAAGAAATGATGCAAAAAGCGTCACATGTCTATTATCGTAGTGTCAATAGCTGGAAAATTGAAAACGATTTAAAAGGTAGAGGGTATAGGTTAGAATCATTTATTAATACCAAAATTCGTAATAATGAATGGTTGGGTTGGACTGAAACTCTTAATCGTCGTAATAGCAATGATAAATGTACTTTTCAAGAAGCAAAGACTTTATTGAGTTTTAAAGGTTTATCATCAATAGATGATTACAATAAATGGAGACGTAAAGTTGGTAGTCCTTTCTTTTTACCTGTACTTGCAGGCGATGAACACCTAACTATAATGTACCCAAATGAACCGAACACTTCTGTGTCCAATTTTTTAAGCATTGATTTAGGTGATAAAATTGAAACACAAGCAAAAGCTGTACCTGTTTTAGCTATAACAGTAGTAAAAGACCAACATATTCAGGTATCTGTTGTTAAACCTGGAAAATTTGAAGCTTTTATTCAATACCACAATAATCCAAGTAGCTATATATTTGATTTCTATGATAAAAATGTATTAACACATATATTGGATAGGCATTGTGAACACGCATACGGTGGTAATATATACTATGTAAAACATATGGGTTACCTATACCAAGATTTAACAAACAATTTTAGACTCATGAATCTCGCACGAATCTATGACTAAATAATAAGATGTTCCAGTTTAACACATTAATTAAAGGTGCTTAATGAGCGACAATTTCGATTATCGCAAAGATTCCATTCGTTTTGCAGAATTATTACCAGAATATTTTCAAAATGATATTAACGTTTCGGCGTTCAGTAACGGAATTGATAGATTACTAACTGCTGACGATTACGTATATGTACAAGGTAAAGTAGGTAAACAAACCACCACTGAACCTAATATACCTGAAGATTCATTATCCAGAGCGACTTGGCAGTTACAGCCATTAATATATTCAAAATTAGGCACACAAGAATATATTACATCTTTTCAAGATGTACTGAATAAACTAGAAAGGTTAGGTGTTGATCTATCTCGTCAAGATAAATGGATGGAGTGTGATCAATTTAACTTTGCACCACCTATCGATATTGATAAATTTGTTAATTACCGTGATTATTATTGGGTAGAAAATTCACCACCTGATTATATTTCAATGAATAATAATGTTACACGTGCAAAATCATTATTATTAGAAATTGAAAATGGTACTGAAACAACAACTAAACAAGCATCAAAAGATGCTGCTATTGCTGACCGTGATAATTACCAATCTAAGATAGATTATGCACTCAATAAAGCTCGTGATATTGAACGTGTTATAACACCAAAATTTCAATGGATTAATTCTAATAAATGGGTTCATAGATCTGACTTAGTTGGATATAATTTTGCGTTTCAAGCTAAATTACCAATTCTAGAATATTATAGTAACCTTGAAGTTAATACTTGGACATATACTAAACATAACTGGAAATATAGAGCTGATCAATACAGTGAATGGAAATCTGTAAATTCAGGTCCAACAGAGGAAGAATTGCATCAACGGTTCCCTATTACCGGGTTAACAAAAAATACATTTGTTATCGACGGAGATGTAGTTTATCACTTTGGTGCAGCGTTTACTGTAGTTGATTCAAGTTCTAACGACGGTATTCATGAAATTGATACTATAGCGTATAATAGTGCCACTAAAAAAACAACTATTACTACAAAAAAATACCACAGTATGGTACCAAGTGTTTTTGTTGATAGTTTTAGTACAACTGAATATTATGGTAGTACTGGGTCATTTTTTGGTGTAATTACCCCATTTTTAAAATCGAAACACGGTGATAATTGGAAAGGGTTATTCATTCATTGGTTGCTTGATTCTGTTGAGCCATCAGTACCTATTAATACCCAAAATGCTAATTACTTACAGAAAACATTCACATATACTGTACCTGATTACGGCTTTGATGTACCGTATTATGATGGTTATAACGCAGATAAACAAATAGGTTATGACGGTCAGTCAAGATTTACGTTCCCTATTAGCTATATGATTGATACGGACGATATCCAGGTGTACTTAAATGGTGTTCGTCAGTACGGTACATATTCAGAAGCTGTTGATGTCGATAATAATGGTCGTTTTGACGCTGAACCATACAATTCATCAAGATTTGATAGTCCTCGTCACCCAAATCAAGTATTAGCTAATAGCATTAATTTTAATCAACCTTTAAACATAGGTGATCATGTTTTAATTAAAGTAGGTGCTGCTTGCGTTGATGATTATGTGAATTATGGCGCTGTTGTTAAGTATAATGATATTTTTGGTTTAACTCATATTGGTGTAAAAAACCTTACTCAATATAGAATGCATGAGCAGGTTAAAACTAAACCAAATCAATATATCTTATTTGACACTTACAACGTAGATGGAACAACTAACTATTCTGCTAATGCGTTGTTTAGATATCATGAAGATCTTTCTGTCCCCGTCAACGAAAATATTGGGTTGAGAATTAGTACTAAACGTAATGATTTTCAGTTTAATAACTTACTTGTCAATGGTACTAAACTAGTATGCTATAAGGAATACGATAACGGTGAAGTTTTAAACACTGTATGGCGTAAAAGTAATACCAAATATACACCTAAAAAAGTTAACAAATATCGTCAAGTTAGTTCAACTAACTCTGATTGGGAATTACCAGACCCACTTAGATGTAATATTATACATGAATGTAGAGCTGATTTATCTTTTAGAGAATTGTTTACACATTTCAAAAATATAACTAAATCACAAACGTTTACTAAAGATTATGTAGCTCCTGACCGTGTTTGTAAGTTATTACCGAAATTAAATTATACCGGTGGTAATATTAAAGAACATAACGGTAATTTTGATTATTTGATATCAGCTATGCATCAAGATGTGTATTCATACCCATCTATAATTACCTTTGCAAAAAACAAATATGCAGAAAACTTATATGATTTAAAACAGTTATGTATTAACAAAACTGCGTATTTCGCTGATATCAATAAAGATCTACCTAATGAATTAGTAATACAAGCTATCGCTAATAATATCGTAGCAAAATTTACCGATAATTTATTGTTAAATTTAACATATTTTGATTCAACTTCATTCAAAGATAATATTGGTGTTCGTAATTGGATTGCAACATTACCTATATTAGGTTTGTACCCAAGCTATGAACCAATATTAATAAATGATCCAAAATTATCGTTGAATACTTTGCGTCATCATGATGGGCACTTATCATCGTCTACAATTTCAGCATCTGAATTTGCATCGTTTATTGGAACGTTTAACTCTACTAATGATATTAAAAACGGTAATTTTAAATTTGATAGCGCTACTAATACACTAAAACGTTGTTTTGTTAATTTTATTCAACAATCTCAACCAACAACAGCTATCACCGGTAACTTGTGGTACGACACTACAAATATTGCTTTACTGCAATATTCTGGTACAAGTTGGAGTCAAGTAGATAATTCATTAGCTTGGACAACATTTAACGTTATTGACGTTATCAATGCTAGTACACTAATAATTGAACGCAAATTGTATGAACGTGCAAGATTATCATCTGTAAAAATTGACTATGCCGCGATTATTAATAATGAATCTTCTAAATTCATAGATTATATGAATGATAGGTATTTAACCTATTTAAAATCCATTGGAGAATTAGTTCTCCCGATGGAATTTATCGATAGTAATACCTTTACATGGAATTACATGGGCATTGATTCTCCCTTATTCTCCAATGGTTCTCCACAGATAACAATTTTGTATCAACGCTCACAAACTTGGGCTGCATATTGGTGGCAAATATACGAGTTGCAATACGGTACACCATATCCGCATCTAGAACCATGGAAATTGCAAGGATACCCAGATAAGCCTGTACAATGGGATAATGTATATTCAGCTCTACCGAATTCTGGTATGAGATGGAAACCAGCAATGTGGGCAAATATTAGAGCTGGTGTTATTGATACGTCATTACCTTATCCACCTAGCGCACCACCAACATATTCGATAATTAGTGTTAATACAACTGGAACAACTCAAGGTTCATACGCTCCTGATGATTTGTTACCGCCACGTATTTCAAATGCTAACCTAGTAGCGATATGCTCATTGGTACAGTTTAACGACCCGTCTGTTGTAAGACCTAATTCTGTAATGAACCCTCAACAATTTGGGTTACAAGGTACGCAAGAACGTCAATGGAGAACATCTATTGATTATTCTTATGATGTATTATTGGCATTGTTTAGATTACAACCAATCAAAACAATACAAGCTACATTTGGTAATGATTTTTATAATGTTAATGGTTTGACCATTGATACTGTTACTCAAAATGTACCATCGTATAAAACAACTGTATTCCATGGTACAACATATAATAACAATACCTATTTGGTTAATGGTGTTAACCAATGGTATATCAATGCGTTACGCTCTAGCAATAATAAAACCGGTATTGATTACTTTAAAACTTTATGGTCATCCTGGACACCTAAATTATCTTATCAAACAAATACGGTTATCAAAGAAGATTCATTATTAGTTGATAATAAATTATTTGAATTAAATCATAATGATTATCAGTTACATATGAAACGCACACCAGGTGCGCGTAGCCAATGGTTGCATTCGATACGAGTATCATTATACAAGTATGGTAGCTATTCAATATCTAATACAGGTGAAAAAATACCTACAGCTGATGATTGGCAATTCCGTATCGATACATTGATACCGCAAGGTCCAGTGTTAAACTACTATGGTGTACGAACATACGATATCAAATCAGTAGATGTCGATAAAAATGTTTTTACATTAGATAGCTCATTAAACATACCTTGGGATGTAGATAATAATGTACGTATTAACTACACTGGTATTCAATTTAGTCCAAATAATTTGTATAAAGCTACAGTACAACAGACTGGTGTAAAAAATACTTTTTCATTATTAGTATATGATCGGTTACGTAGTGATTTTGTTCCAGTAGATTTATACGATACGATTAAATGTTACAGTTATTCAAATACTATTCCAACAGTTGGGTACTCGTTTGATAGTACTACAGGTAAAATTACAGAGTATACTGCAACAACATCTAGTGATGTGTTACTTAGAGATTATGATTTAAAATATGATCTAACAACTAACACCTTAATGCAATATCGCTTTCAAACAGGTAAATGGTTATCAGTGTCAGCTAATACATTCGTATTACCTGTAATACACGATAACGTATATTTGTATGATCAGTTTGGTAAATTAGTTAAAGGTGTTGATTATACTGTTGATGTCGCATTTAAAACTATAACACTGATTAAATCGGTGAAAACACTATCAGTGTTAATTGCTATACCTAATAATACTATTATTGAAGAACGCGCTGAAACATTTAAGGTATCAACAACAAAAGGTAATGTTTCTTGGAGTCATATTCACATCGATAAAGGTAATCCTGTTAAATCGTTAACAGCTCCTGCTGTTGTTACAGGTATTCAAGGTGTTATTAATTTTATTGATGGGTATTCAAATTATCTACTTGATAATGGGTTCTCATTTAATGATTATGCAAGACCATTAACTAATTCTTCAGGTAAACTATTTAACTGGCAAAATGAGATTGAAAAATTTGTCGCTAAAGTGTACTTAGGTTTTAACACTCGTTATGATCGTGAGTATAGTCTTACAACTAATTCAGTTGCTGTGTACGATTATATTGATCTCAATCCATTTAAGTATGAATTCTGGATGAATACCAAATATGGTATTATTTCTAACATTTTAACAGGTCCATATAAAGATATATCTACTTACCCGGTTGTGTACGATAAATCAGGTAAATCAATTGATACTATGGATGATTTGAAATTATATCGTACAGATAAAGAAACACATGTTACATATACTATGTCTTCATCAAATTATATTGGCGGTATTAATATGTTTGTTGATTATTATGAGCATGTTGTCACGTTTAACGATTATACAACAAATAATAATTTAGTATTTGATTCTTTCTTAGGGCTAAATAACGAACAATTATATTTGGCATTTAATAAACACTATGAAACAACTAAACGACCTAATATTGGCGGTGGGTTCTTAACGAACGGTGCAATTGTAGATAATATTGAATCTACAGCAAAAACATTCTCGGAATTGTATGATATTCGAGCAAATGAGTCTAGTAAACATATAACTGAATCACGTAATTTACTAGGCTATAATAATGAACCTTTCTTAAACAGTCTATCTTCAAAATCTAAGTTCTTATTTTGGAATGGGATGATTCGCCATAAAGGTGCAAATAGTAGTGTACTGCGGTATTCTAATATTTCTTCTGGTGATGCAATTGAATTAGATGAAATGTGGATGTATAAAATTGACGCATATGGACATAATGAGAAATTGCGTGAATTATATATTAACATATTCCCAACCGATGTTAGTAACGATAAAATTATGTATCAACTATCATCGAACCCTGAAACTAATTTTACGGCGATTACAGATGGTGACGTTGCCAGATGGAAGTATTTACCAGACGTTGATACTAATAACATATTTGATTATAATGACATTGGCACTGTTCGATATGTTATAGATGGGTATGCAAAATTATCAACTCCACCTGTTAATGTAACTTACAAAACATTAACAGGTTTCTATGCATCATTACCTATGCTGTGTGATGATGTTGAGGTGTATGTTGAAAAATCATATGATCAAATTTTCAATAGAAAATCACCTTATTCTTCTACTGCTGGGTTAAGTAGTAACCATGTTGAAATACCTGAATATGTAATGGGTGTTAACATGCTAACCGTTTCTATAAACGGTATAATCTTACCACCAGCAAAATATACAGAAGTTAACACAACTACTATATTAATACCAACACTAAACCGATTCCGTAATAATGCTACAGTTAATATTATCTACGGTAGAGGTAAATTAATACAACATACTCACTACACTGTATTATCTAATGATTTAGTCTTGTTAAAAGATACAATCGATTTAAATGCTGTATCAGTTATAGATGTAGTTATGAAACGTATTGATATGACAAACACTACATTAAAACTAGTTGATACAGCTAATAATATTGTTGTATCGTCTAGTGAAATGTTTAATCCAGCGTACGGTGTACATCACAAATCAATAGATAGTGTTAATTATGTTCGCGTGGATGATCCAGCTAATTATTTGGATACATTCTGGGGAGATGAACACTTATTTGAAAAATGGGTTGATACATCAAACCTGAATTATCTTCCATATTATGATGTTGATTTATATTCATCTATGGACCAAATTGATTCATGGGGTAAAACATCTCTTTGGAGTAAATTAACATGCTATGAATGGATTGCATCAGATGTACCTCCATCAGAATGGGAAGATAACTTGGGTGGGTTCAACACAGCTGGTAACCGTACTTATGTCGGTGCACCACTAACAATATTGCAAAAAAGTGTACGTCCAACAATATACGATACCTTTTTTGATTGGTATGATGAAATTCCAACTTATCAGTATGTAAATGCATTTGAATATACATTAACTGATAATAGCTTAACATTTAACGTAACTTTAACTATTGATTCAAGTGTAGATAGTTTTGGTGTGTATGTTAACGGTGTTAAAAATCGTGATTATTTATTTACAACAGTTGTAAATGAATCATTAAACGTGTTAGTTATTGAAACGATGACTATACCAAATATTGCACCAAGAGATAAAATTGTATTAATACGTTTTGCTGATACGCCTGATTTAACTAGAACTCCAACCGATGAAGATTTAGTAAGATACCAACAAGTGTACAAATATAATGTTATTAGTAAATATGATATTACTGGTACATCTGTATCAAATACGTATTATTTTTGGGCTACCAATCAAATAACACGTTCAAATCCAACAATGCCATTAGCTATCAACTATATTCGTAGCGGTGATGGTTTTGCACCAAAATTTGGGTTTGCAAATGATAGTATTCATACCGGTTATGAATTGTCAACTGTCGATATTGAACGTAATTTTGTTGATAATACTAATATGTATACCATAGTGTTACCTAACAATAAAATCATTATTAAAAACATTAATAAAACTATAACTAATAATGATTACGCAATTCAAATCATTAAAAATAGTGCATTAACGTCTGAAACAAAAGTTATAGATATTAATTCACATGATAGGTATACAGAATGGAAAATATTACGTAAAAATAGCGTTGAACGTATTCCTGTTGAGTTGTGGAGTAAAATAACTGAAACTATTACAGGTCGTACAGCATCTGGAGACGTTATACCTTCTTATAGTCGTATTTTATTTGATACTGCTAATGGTACGTATACTAGATACGGTATTAACGAAGGACAGGCAATGGGTCCAAAGGAAGATGTGCTAAATAATATTATTGACCTTATCAATACAGATGATTATGATTTGACTCCTATCGATAAAGATGAGTTTGTTAATACGTATAATTTTAATGATTATGATAACACAGTAAAAACAATGAATTATATTTACGAGACATTTAATGTTCGTAATATTAACGAAATATTCTTTACAGTATTGCAAATATTATTTACGAGTAACGATAGAGTTGAAGGTATTACAAAAACATCAATGGTATCTTTAGATTGCTCATTAACATTCAACACTGAGAGAAACAATGTTTAGGCCTCAAGCTATATTAAAAACCCAAATAGATAAAGTTGATAATATTATCGACTTTATCAATACAGTTAAGCCGTTTCATACAAAGATTGTTGATACTGTTATAACGTTTGTTGTTAACGAATCAATAAATGTTAGAGTAGATGAAGATATCACTACTACACTTGATCTATGGTTTGACGAGCGTTCATACGATAAAAACGGCTTTGAGCGTCAAGGTTTAGGTAAAGCAGGACTTGATCAATACCCAAGTGAAGTAACACCACCTAAATTACGCTACGAACTTGCAAATATCTATGATAGATTACTCGCATGTATGGAACCTGAAAGTAATGTTTATTTTTGTGGTTTTGATGATATCGCGTTAGATATTTCACCATTAGATATGCGTATCAGTGATGGTAGAGATTTAAAAGAAGGTCTTGATTTAGAAGCATTCGATATTAACTCGTTCGATTTTGTCTTTATTGATACAGCTGCAATAGAAAGATTTAAAAATTGTGATATTAGTAAATTACGCGATTTTCATATGCAATCACAATACTTACAAGATGATATTGAAGATGTAACACCGACAACTATTAAAACAACAATTAAAGAAACAGTTATTATCGATATTTCAAGACAAATACCGCAAGGGTTTGATTATATGAGTTATAGTACGGATAATTTTGATTCGATACCACGTGAGCATGTTGCGTTTAACATTACTCAACCTGGGCAAGGTAGTGGAGGAGGAAGCCCTTCATCAATTACACTAGTTCCGATTACCCCTCCACTAATAGATTTAACGAATGATACGGTTAATGATAGCGAGAAATAATTATTTCTTTCTATCGTTAGTCATGTGAATCTGAAGTTGATTTATCAATTCTGTTGATATTGTCACTTGAGATTCAAGTTTATTAAAATTAGTACCTAACTCTTTTATACTTTTTTCTGTTTGTTCTATTTTAGAGTTAGTTGCTTGTATTTTTTCTGCATTATCGTCAATTTTAGTAATTAAAATTGCGTATTGCATTGCTAAAGCTGCTACAAATCCTACGATCTTTACTACAGTAGATGCATCAAATTTAAGATCAGCTACATTATCATCTACATGATGTTGTGGAACTGAAGGATGAACTGGGTTTGTAGTTACATTAGCAACTGATCCATCCGGCGTTAAATATATTTTTCTTACCGGGTCATACCATAGCTGTAATTGTGGAATAAATTGCGCTTGCAAGTTATCTGTTGTTTCTCTCATATTGCCTCCTAAAACGAATATGTTATTGAGAATAGCACCATTGGTATTGTCTTATGTTCAGGTTGATTAAATTCAAAAAACCAATTGTGTAAGTCGACTCTATGCGCTTCCAACGTTAATGTAACATCCTGTATTGAGTCAGAAATACCCATATAAACATCTGTCATTTCTGAATATTCGCTAGTTCTTGTCCCATATGAACCACCGACATATAAATCCCATTTACCTGTAAAGTTGTAAGATGCACTAACATTACCACCAATTTCATCTGATACCGTGTTCAATTTACGATAGGTAGCTTCACCTTGAAGCTTAATATCATCAATGTAGTGTTGTATACCAATAAAATGAATTTGTTGTGTTAGAGTCTTCTCTATCATATTTATAATGTTTTTAGGATCAGTCGATACAGCGTATCCTGTGTTATCCGTAAAAGCATAATGGAAAGTTGTATTGTTGTCGTATACAGCTTTAAGGTCAAACCCATACATTATATCACTATTACCATACAATGAAAAATTTGAACCATATACATCAATTTTGGGGTTATCTAATACTTGTTTACCAATGTAACTTCTTAATTTTATATTAAAATGTGATAAATCAGCTGTATATGTTATTTGACCACCATCTGTTATATCTGGTAAGTTTGTGTATCGTCTCGGGTCATATGTACTTAATGGAAGTAGCACACTACCGTTAACTTGAGAATTTTGTAAATTAGTATTAATAAATCCAATTGAATTTGTTAACCTACCAAATGCTACATCTAACTGGTTACAACCTTCTACATATAATGGAACATCAATTAATAGACGTCGTACTGGGTTAAATTTATTTGTAGAAAATTGACCTGATAGGTACCCATGTTGATTAGATACTGTTGTATTTACAACCGCTTCATATTCATTATGCTGTACAATATTCGGGTTTGACGAATAAGTGTATGTTAAAAAACCTGATATATTAGCAATGTATTCGTTATACTCAAAGGTTTTTGCGTTTGCACTCGAATAAAATACAAACATTATAATAGCCCATTTTCTCATATCTAATCCACAACGTCAATAGCACGTACATCATTAGTGAATAACCCCCTCATCGCGCAGGGTACATATGCAATAGCGCCCGATATTTTAGTTACAGAATCTATTGCCTCTTCAATACTATGTACAACAATGTAATGTTTAGCATCACCTTGCTGTATTTTACTACCTATCAAATTGTTGAAGTGGTAGGTAGATAACATCAATACTTGTGAAACAAATATCGAATGTATCGGGTCGTCAAACGATATAAAAACTGGTGTAATAGGTATACCATTATTCCAGTAGGTAGTCCGCAACGTAAATATTGATTGCACTTCGTACCGGTATAGTTTTGATTGATTCAATACTTTGTTGTTTATTAAAATAACGTCAGCATTAGATACAGTTAAAAATAGGTACATGATTACTGCTACAAATGCTTTCTTCACAATAAACCTTATCAAAGTAATTGGGTATATGGCAATATTTATTAATTATTTCATACCTGGACTATTGGCAAACATGAAGTATAATAAATAATCGATAGTAACCTAATAAATCCTTGAACACCATGAGATTACCATTTAGACACGGGATTGTAAAATACGATGTTGACAATAATAAAGTTCCTACGTTCCTTGAAGCGGACCCACGTGAACGTTATGTCACATTAAGAGCTGATATCAGTGCAGTATTAATCAATTTAGCGTTTTATGACGCTAATTATTTGTTTGAAGAGAACCGTGCAGTTAATAATGCGTGGGGACCATTTCAATCTGATATAAAATACTGGCTATATTGGGATATCGATAAATTAACCGGAGCTCGTACATTTGGTAGTACAAGTTATGAGCCATTAGTATCAAATAGAAAACCAACAGTAGCTAGCGTTGGTCAACATTGGTTTGATACCAATGAAATGTGTATGAAAGTGTGGTCAGGTAAAAACTGGACACCATATATACGGTTGTTTGCTTGTACTTATTTAAATGGTTTTGTAAATGTTTACCCACTTTCAACTCAAGTATCTGTATATGAAAGTTGTGATGCTGGTAATATTTTATTTGATGACCTAAATTCACCAACACAACAAACAACAGTAGATGATACATATAAATTTCTTACTGATATTGTTCCGTTCAGTGATAGCAAATCCGTAACAACAACTGTTAGTTTAAATCAAAATATACGTTACGGTATAGCTGGCGAAAATATAACAAAATATTCGTTAGTGTCTTTTAAATATGATGGTACTATTCAAACAGCGTCATATTCGGACCCAAATAAAAGTGCTGTAGTAGGTATAGTTGATAGAGATGTAGCTAAAGGTGAAAAATGCTATTATAAATCGACAATGTATTTGTCTGATTATATAAAGTCTTGGGATGCAGACCCATCATCACCTTTATATCTTGGGTTATTTGGATATATTAATCAACGACCTCCAATAACAGGATACATACAAAAAGTCGGTACTGTTATATCACCGTCACTTGCGTACATTGATATATCATTTCATAATATTCATTACGAAAGCTTTCAAAAGCAACCAAAACAGTTAACTGTTGATATATTATCTGGTAAATTTTATATTAAACGTGATGGTGTTTTACCTGCATCTACTGATATTTTTATCGATGAAACGATAATAATAGAAGGGGGTACATCTCCTACGTCGCCAACATCACCGACAAACCCTACAACCCCTACAATACCAACAACGCCTACACCTGACCCTGATTTACCAGATCCGTACGCAGTTAATAACATATTGCTGTTAAAATTTGAAGAACCTCAAGGTGGTCAAGCGTTTACAGACTCAAGCAATCGTAACCAAATTGTTACTATTGTTGGTAACCCATATGTATCTACAGCAAAATCAAAAATAGGAACAGGTAGCTTATATCTCGACGGTACCTCGTCGTACTTATACTACCCGAATGTTTTTAGTAGTATCACTTCTACTACAACACCATTCTCTATCGATTTTTGGTATTACCCAACATCTTTATCAGTTAATACCGGTGCATACGTATTAGGTATAAATTCAGCTAGTCAAGGTAGAAATGTTCTGATTGTAGGTAAAGGTTATTGGATTGATCATAATACAGTCGACCCTGCTTTACCGATACAACAAAATGCGTGGAACCATGTCGCTTTAGTATCTGATGGTACAAACATAGTACTATATATTAATGGTATATCCACTAACACCTCACCTTCACCTACCACTCCATTATCTGATTGTGTGTTAGGTATTGGTGCAGAATTTGATACAGCAAATGGTGGTACACCTGGTAACTGGGCTCCAGGGTTTGTTGATAAATTTAGAATAACAGCAGGTGTTGTTAGATATACTGGAGATTTTGACCCAAACACAGAACAAGCTATTCCTTCTGGTGGTACTGGTGGGTCTGGCGGTTCTACAGGTGGTCTTAGCGGTGGAGGTGGTACAGTTGGTACCCCATCAAATCCGGTTGTACCTATCCCAGATTATACTGGTAGCGCATATCAAAACGTTCAAGCGTTTGTATATTCTTTTACAGCTAAGAGTTTTTATTGGAATATTACACATGATCACCGGTTACCAAATTTTGTTGTACAAGCGTATGATAACAACAATGAATTGTTGCGTCCGGTTAAGCTTAAAGCTACATCTAAATCAAACATTCAAATTTCCTTTGATAGACCTGTAGCTGGTACTGCTACACTATTCATTTATTAAGAGTTAATACAATATGAAATTAGCATTTAGACAAGGTATTGTAAAAGGTTCGGTTGACCCATCAGGTAAACTAAACTGTTTTAAAAATGATATCAAACCAAACTATGTTTCAATACAACCGAACCACGTTCCTATTATTGTAACCTTTGCTCACGGTGATTCAAATTACCTATATGAAGAAGCGAACGCAATAGATGATGCTTGGGGTCCATTTACACCACCGTTTGCAAAATATTGGTTATATTGGGATATTAACACTCATTCTGGTGTACGTACATTTGGAATTACTGCATTAGAGCCTAAAGTAAGTGCTAGTGCTCCAAGAGTACCTGATTTAGACCAACATTGGTATAATACACGAACGAATACAATGAATGTGTATGAAACAACAGGTTGGGTTGAAAAAATTCGTGTTTTTGCTTGTACATATAACGGTTCTGTTATTATACCGTATAATATGACATCTCAGGTAAACGATAATACCGGTAACCTATCTGGGTATATCTTATTTGATGTAGATAATATGCCGTTAATGCGGCAAAATGCACAACAATTCATAACAACAGAATCACATCTATATACAACAAAATCTGTTATTGATCCTGCTAATTTTAGTTCGTCGATTTTCTATGCAGCTGCTAAAGGTCATATACCTGAATACAGAGTAGTTTCTTTTTATAAAGATAACACCGTATCTTTAGCGTCTTGTTACGACACCTCAAATCGCGCAGCAGTAGGTATTGTTCGCGTGGAGGTATTTGATACAGAAGTCGCTCCTGTTGTTACCAATGGTTACGTTACGTTTATTGGTTGGAATTTTACATCACCGCCATCTACATCACTATACCTCGGTAATTACGGTGAATTACAGACTACTATACCATCTTCTGGGTTTATTCAGAAAATTGGAACTATCGTTTCTAGCGATACTATTTTTATTGATATAGACCCTCAAATAATTTATTACACCGGTAACGAAAAAAATATTTTAACGTTACCAGTAACAGTTGATGTATCTTCTGGTAAATTATATACAACATCATCGACTATATCTCGAATCAGTACACTTATTACCACTACAACAACTAATACAGGTACAGGAACCGGTACAGGAACAGGTAGTGGTACAGGGACCGGTACAGGAACTGGTACAGGAACAGGTACAGGAACTGGTACAGGAACTGGTACAGGAACTGGTACAGGAACTGGTACAGGAACAGGTACAGGAACAGGTACAGGAACAGGTAGTGGTACAGGAACTGGTACGGGTACCGGATCTGGAACAGGTAGTGGGACAGGAACTGGTACTGGCACAGGTAGTGGAACAGGGACCACCACAACAGAACCACCAGACACCACAAATGCATGGTTACTTATAGGTGGTGTTGACGGTGATGGTTTTGACAATACATTATTTGATGAAATTGTTAATTTACCACCTGGAACACCAAGTAGTTTAAGTGGTGCAGCTACAGGTAATGATGCAAACGTAGCAGGTTACACATATAATCAAAATACACCTGCAGCAGCATGGTTAATACAACATGATCAAAACACGTTAAATGCTATTGTACAAGTTACTGATTTAGATGGTGTGGTGTTAGTGCCAACATCAATTAAATTGCAAGATGTAAATTCAATTTTAATAACTTTTTCAGCACCAACCTCGGGTATTGCTCAAATAGCGTTAATTAAACCATCAACTGTTATAGCTGTTGCAACTGTTCCAGCAGTCGTTAAAACGTTTGTACAAACGAATGCGAGTAAAACATGGACTATTCAACATAACCTTGGATATATGCCTATCATTACTGTTTATGTTAATGGAATTTTATCCATACCAGCACTTACAGTTCACGATAATTCTAACTCAGTTACGTTGACATTTGGTACCGCTGTAGCTGGTCGTGCCCAATTACTGTAATAATAATTCTAAATATATGATTATCTTATTTTTATAGCATTGATATGATACACGAACAGTCTGACCCAGCAAATATTTGGTTAATAACCCATTCATTGAATTCTATTTCACCGGTAGTAACAACATGGTTAAATTTACCGTCCGGTATTACATTAGTGATTCCAAGAGAGGTGTCAGTGATAGATGAAGATAATATTCGAATCATATTCACCGCACCTCAATCCGGCGCAGCAGTGATTAACATTTAACAGGTTCTAAAAATAATGAGCGCTTTTACGTATACGCACACTCAATCGTTATCATCCAACCTATGGCAAGTAAACCATGGGTTAAACACTAGGTACGTTAACCTTGACGTTATTGTATTAGTTGATGGAAAATATCAAACTATTTGGCCTAAACAGGTAACTCTACCAGATGAAAATTCAGCTGTTATCTCATTCACAACACCTCAAACAGGTTTTGTACGGATAGGTGGGTAAATGCATAATACAGCAAACGTAAATGTAACAGGTAGATGTATAATATCTGATGACCTCGGTAATATAGTATTAGATAAAACCAATGCTATACACCCGATGAATGTATCTCGTGCATTTGCAAGAGGTTTATCAAATGAATCAAATCAATTTATTAAACGCATAGCTTTTGGTAACGGTGGTACTTTTGTAGATATCGCTCAAAACATTACGTATAATTTTGTGAATGATGGTATATACCCTGATGTATCTGGTTATAAATCAAAATTATATAATGAAACTTATTCAGAAATTGTTGATGAACTTGATATCAATATCGGCGAAGGTGTAAGCGCATCTAAAAAAGATGACCCTACAAGTTCACCAAATAGTTTATATGGACCAGGTGTAGTAAGTGTTGAACAACAAAACTTAACTACAAAACTATGGAATTCAAAAGTAATAACAACATGCGTTCTTAACCGTAATGAACCAAAAAGTCAATACGTAACAGATTTAAACGGTACAGTAGATCCAGCAAATTCGGTTTTTGAGTTTGATGAAATTGGCTTGTTCCTCGGTGGGGTTACATCAGATGTACCTACGAGTGGTGTACAAACAGTATCGTTTATGACTCCTAATTTGTATGTTAATACAGGTCTTAAAATTGATACAAATTATACATTAACTATTACAGTTGATAGTAAAACGCTAACTTATCAAATTTATACAGATCAAGCAAGTGCTTTTATGACAACTGTTAATAATGTTGACATATACACATATCGATTTGTTGATCTTGTTGCTTTATTAAACGATTCAATCCCTCAATTAACAGTTGCAATGTCTGAAGGTAATGTTATTAATGGTTCATACTTTGGCTATATGACATTTACTAGCAAAACTACAGGTACGAACTCAGAAGTTCTCATTAAAAATGAACCAAGTAATGAAGATTGGTTGTTTGGTAATATTGAATTATTTGCAGGTACTAATGAACCGATTTCTGGTGTTAACGTTGGTGTTCAAAATAACGCAAATGAACCTGCTTCTGAATCAGCTAGATTGCTAACACATTTAATCTTTGAACCTATTCGTAAACCTATGAATAGAACCTACGTCGTTAAGTATATTTTAGATATTGTTGTTGCACGGACGGTTAAATGAATTCTTTACCTGTTTATGTCGAAGGTCATTGTTTAATAACAGATGATTTAGAATATGTTCATTTAAATCAATTGAATTCTATTCATTCTGAAAATATGTCTCGTGCTATTGCACGAGGATTAGCACATGAATTTAATAATGGAATTTTTAGAATTGCATTTGGTACAGGTGGAACAACATATACAAATCAATTAATTACGTATAATCCAGTTCATGATACCGGTTGGGATGCTACACTGTATAATGAAGTTTATTCTAAATCAGCTCAATTTGGATCTGTACATGATCTGATTACCAATACAAAAACAACATCTGGTGTTGGTACGTCAAGTTTAGATAAAGATCGTATATCTCAAACTGTTATTTCATGTACTATTGGTAAATCAGAACCAGCAACATTAAACACAGTTGATCAATTACAATATGATTATAAACCTAACAAATTCAATGATTTAGCTAAAAAATATTATGTTGAAGGTCAAAATCCATTCATATTTGATGAGATTGGTTTATTTACAGATGGTGTACCATTAAATGATATTAATGGACATAAAAACAACCCAATTGATAGTTCATTAGAATTTAGAAGATTGTTAACGCACTTAACATTTTCACCTGTTATGAAAACAGGTAATCGTATTTTTAATATCAAGTACACATTAACAGTTTACGTTAATCGTACTGTTGATGCTCCTTCATTAACTATTATCCAACCATCGTAATTATGTATAAAATAACAGGGCATTGTTTAATAACCGATGAATCAAATAATGTTATTTTAGATAAATCTAATGACATACATCCTGGCAATTTTGCGCGTGCAATATCCCGTTCATTAGCTAACGAAAGTAGTTATTGGATCAATAGCATGGCATTTGGGTGGGGATCTACTGTAAAAAATTATGATGGTACGTATAGACAATATACACCTAACGATGGTATAGCTCCTGACTATTCAGGTTGGAAGTCGTCTCTATATAATGAAACGTTTCGTAAATACCTTGATCCAATTTCATTAGGTAGCAACACTACTATAGAAGATGCTGTTTCACCTCCAATTGTACCAAATACAGCTATACCAACTTATACAGAAACACACCGCAATGCTACAGGTGTTGTTAGTTATGTTGGAGATGATATTACTACAGTTGAGATAGCTTGTATTCTAGGTGTAGATGAACCTAATGATAGTAAAGTTTTTACTTTTGATGAAATAGCTTTATACACAGGTCCTAAATATAGTCCTATTAGTAGCTATCAAGATGTAATGGTAAATACAACTGGTAATACTATTTACACTTCAGGTAATGTTTTAACGCTAACTATTAGTGTTGATGATTCTATATTTACGATAAATTTTTCAATAACAGGTTCAACTTATGAGAATATAGTTGAAAATCTTAATAAAAAATTAAGAAACTATTATTGTTATGCTGAAGTACTACCAGATAGAATACGTTTTCGTAATGACTACAAAGTAGTAAGAATCATTACATCATCATTTTTAACAGGTTTAACTATCAATGACCCTGTTATTATTGATAACCCTGTATCGTTAGCTAGTGTGTTGGAAAATGGTACGTATAGAAACAATCCAATGAATCCTGTTTTAGAAAAACCGAGATTGTTAACGCATCTAATTTTTGACCCTATTGATAAGCCAAGATTAAGTACTTTTTATATTAATTACAAGCTTACTATTGAAGTCGCACCAACACCTAAAAAAGATAATAATTTAGATTTTGTTTTACCGAACGATTATCGATTAGTGAACACATATGAGTATAATGCTGTATTACCATCTACAACTTGGGTAATATATCATCAACTTGGGTATACACCAAAAGTAGAAGTCTTTAATGAAGGTATTATATTAGTTAAAGATAACGATTATTCGTTAACATATGGTGATGCTGGAACAGCAAATGCAGCTGATAATCAAGTAACTATCAGATTTAAAACACCTCAGGTGGGTACAGCGAGATTTTATTGATCTCGCTGATGTATTTTTAAAACCTGGTATTATGCAGGTTTACCTTTTGTTGTTTTTGCAACTTGTTCAAATGAAGGTGGATTAGCTGTAGCAACTGGTTCAGGTGTTGGTATGTTTTCTGCAGCAACTGGGGTATAATTATAATTAGCTGCACTATGACGATTAGTACCAAATGGTAAAATTGTACCACTAGGTGTAATTTGACGTACTAATTGATTGAAATAAATTAATGCGTTAACACCATTACCTAACGTGTTTTGTTCTAATACTTTCCATAACTCATCATATAATGTTGCGTTACGGTTAACTAAAATTGTTTTTAAGCGTTGTTTGTCAATAGCATCTAATGAATCTAATGTGAAATAATAAATGTCACCGTTGGGGAAACGTTTTACAATTGCACACTCTGATAATACTCCTGTACCATCTAAATCTAACCATTCAACGAATCTATAACGCGATTGTACTGATTGAACCATGATTGAAAATCTCCAATAAATATAATTTTAAAATTTGTTATCAAAAATTTTATTTATACACGTATTTTTTGAGGTTGTTAGAAATACGTCATTGATTTATAAGGTAATACAATGGAAGACTTTTTACACACTCATTACTATTTGTTATTCGTTCTAAGTGTTGCGTCTGGTATGATTTCACACTACGTCAAAAAACGAGCTAAAGCAGAAACGGAAGTTTCTCTTAAAGATTGGTTTGGTAGTGTTAATGTATTCGGTACGTTATGTTCATTTGGAACATCATTGATGGCTACGTTAAGCGCTATTTCAGCGGATATCGTAACCCCTGAAATGAGTCTAACTACAATCATTTATATTGGACTCACAACAGGGTACGCTGCAGATTCTGCTACTAATAGTGATAAACAACCGTAGTTATTTTAAACTTAACATCGGTATAATGTAATCAATATTTTTACTCAAATACTTTAACTGGTTTCTGTTAAGCATTTTTGTAAATCTGAATCTATCAAAAAGTTGTTTAGAACTAAACTCATTTTGAATAGTTTCAAACATAATATCTTGTACATGACGTGGTTGGTGAGTTAAATTTGTTAAGATTTTATTCTCTTCAAATATCTTACCAACCACCATTACTCTACCTTCATGGTCTGTCCATTCACAGTTCATTAGATTAGTGTGCTGATATGGATCTTCAAACGCTTCTCTAATTTTCTTTGATCTGTATCTTGGGTACGCTGATAATACATTATCACCGGAATCCCCACGCATATACTTATGATACAAATAATAATCAACACTATCATACCCATTGTTCTCTAAAGTACGATATTTCATTGTAGCAGGGTCTACTAATTTAACACGTTCATAACGCATTAATTGAATCATGTCTTTATCAGAACTTACAATTGTAACATCATGATCATCGACAGAATCAACTTGTATACAACCGTTATCAGACGCTTGATCATCACCACCATATATTCTACAAACACCAGCAATTAGATCATCAGCTTCTAATAAATTAGCTGATAAACATATCATTGAAGTAGTATCTCGTAATATTTTTTCAAAATCAACCGTAAACTGTTTGAACATTTGATACTGCTTCAGTTCACTTGGCGTCATTGATTGACGACGATTACCTTTATAAGCACGTTTACTATAACATTCATCTGATTTTGAGTAATCATCTCTCCAATTAAACCTATCAAAGACACATACCATTTTAGTAGGTTTTAATTCTTTGTAGAATTTATTCAATGATAAAATTGAAGTATGCAGTGCATGACGAACTTGAATATCATCTTGCTCTTCTTCAGTCATCGTCTTTTTAATAAAAAACGGTGTACCATGTCCCGCGTCTTTCTTAGCAAAAAACGATTTGTACAGGACATTAGACATATCTAATACGAGTAAATGATTCATTATAGTAAGAACGCCATGTCGTTAGTTAATGTTTTAATTTTGTCAGTATGAATTTTTTCCAACAATTGCTGACATTCTTCATATGTAGCAAATGTCATCATAAACGAAGACATTGAATCGTTAAACACGTTAACTGCGTATGGTCGTTCAATACTTGTTTCCATTCTGAATAATTTTTCAATGTTTTGGTCAACAACATCTCTAGTAAACGTAAGTATCTCTTTAATTTCTTCGCTAGTTAGAGGATCCCACATTTTTTCGAGAGATGTGGTAGAATGTACAGTATAATTAGTGGTCTTATCTTCATACTCAATACACTCAGCTTTATCTTCATCACTCAAAAGCTCATAATCAAATAATGAAATCAATTTACCTAAACCGTTATTGATGTATTGGACTTGTTCACCATAATGAGACTTTAATTTTTCTCTAATATGTTCAGGGTAAAATAATGAAGAATTTATACCTTTATCATAATAAGATCTTTTTAAAGTCTCATCTGACTGCGGAGCTGTGTCTTTAATGATATACACTGCAACATACTTACCACCAAATAAATTAGATACATCTTGATCGGTAAAATCTACAATATCAATATCTAAATAATCGACCCCGCATGTATCAGGTAATAATGCAGAACTACCTTCTTCTGTATCAAAAAAATCTTGAGCAGCTTTTGTTATGTTAACCATATATGACACCTTTTAATATGTTAATTAGTTTAAAACTGGTATTCTACATGAATGCCATTTCTGCGCTTACAACAGCCATTTTATCAATATGAATACGGTTAACTAAATCTACACATTCTTCATATGTTGCAAATGTTCGTGCAAATGAAGAAATTGTGTTATTAAATACGTTAACAGAATATGGTCGATCTGTACTCGTTTCCATCATTTGAATAAGTTTGAGGTTCGGTGTTACAGCTGTTTTAGCATGTTCAATCGCTTTTTCAATCTCTTCTGGTGTTAAAGGTTCCCACATCACTTTACGTGCTTGTGGAGTGCTTGCAGCATAGTCAGTTGTTTTCTCTTCATATAAATCAAATTTTGCTCTTTCAGCATCATCATCTTCATCGATTGCATCATAATCAAAAGCTGAAATAAACATACCCGTATCTTTATGGATATACAATGGTTGTTCACCATAATGATCAAATAATTTATCTTTTATATGATCAGGGTAAAAAATAGATGTACCAATGCTTCTTTCGTAATATGATTCAGTTAATTCATCATCGGTTTTTGGATCAAGATCTTTAATAATATACACAATTACGTATCGATCACCGAATAGGTTTGATACGTGTTGATCTGTAAACTCAATTACGTCTATATCCAAATATTCGATACCATCTGTTTCAGGCATTACCGCCACTGTACCTTCAATTGTTTCAAAAAATTCTTTCGCCGCTATTGATATATTTGCCATTATGTTTCCTTATTCGTATTCACTCGTTACTTTAGATTTATCAAATAGTTTTTCACCTAATTTGACCACTAACGTTTGTAACCATTTCTTAACTACGAGTTCATCAGATGTACCTGAAAACCCATTTTTACGCAAATATTCTACAAATTGTTCATCCCATTCGTATTCAACTTCTTCCATTTTGCGTTCTGGGTGTATTTTAACATTAATTGTAAAAATACACGAATCTTTTTCTACTTCTTTTATTTCTTTTTTCTTTTTAAACCATAACATGTTATGTACCTAATCTTGGATCGTTACTGTCGCAGATGTTTTGCATCCATTTCTCAACTATCAACTCGTCTGTATCTCCACTGTAACCGTTTTCTTTCAAATATTCAACAAATTCATCATTCCAATCTAATTTGAATTTAAAACCATGCTCAGGGTCATGCGTTGTTTCAATAATCTCAACGTATGGTTCCGTTACCGGTTGCGTTTTCTTGAATAGGTTTTTAAACATATGTTTCCCTTTGTTCTCTTTGTGTCTCCTGAATGGTAAATGATATTTATACACCTGTATTAAGTACAAATAACATTAGGGACACCTAAGGAGAAATGATTATTTTTTCTTTGGAATATATACACCAACACCATTAATGACACAATGAAATAAATCTTTTTCCATGATAAAGAAATTACCGGTGTCACTACCTTGCAACGCTTTCAAAATATATGCAATTGGGTATCGAATTATGAAATTTACAGCTTGAAATTCATCTTCAATATTTACTGCAGTTCCTTCTGAGTATAGTAATTCGTCGTTATCACCATCTAAGATCTTGTACGTTACTTCACTATCTTCTGACAATATTACAATTTCATCAGATTTCATTGCACGTTTCGATTTATTCAATACATCATATAGTTTTTCTGTTATCTCAATTCGATATAACGGCTTTACGGCTAATGACGAAGGAGGTTTGATCTTTTTAGTGTTAGCACATCTATAACTAACTTTCATCTTTTTTGATTTAAATTTCAATGATTTAGCTTCGCCATCAGAGAAATCATAAATGCAATCAACTTCAAGATCTTCTGGCTCAATTAATGTTATACGGCTACCTAACACATCTAATCTGTTAATACCAACAGCTGCACAACCGATATCGTTTTCACATATTGTAAATATCGCTGCTGTTGTATTATCACTTATACCTGATATTTTGTCAGGGTACATTATGAATGATTCAATCCCAAATTGCTTTGCTACTGCAACAGATGATATTAAGTTATCAACCGTTTGTGTGTCTAATATCATTTTTACCTACCTAAAAATTAAATAATTCATCAGCGTGAACTGTTTGAGCTGTTGGTACTGCTACATCAATAGCTTTTAATATATTTTGCAATGGGTTATCAACTAATCTTGATAGTTGCTTTGTTTTGTCAATTTGAGGTACAAAATTCTCCATAAACCAATCTGGAATATGTTCAATATCAGATGGCAATGCAATAGATGTAAATTTACCTAACATCTTGGTTTTTAAATAATAAACTCGTATTTTCATACCTGATGTTATCATTTCCGTATCATGGTCATCATATTCTTTTAATCTTTCATTGAAATGTATAGCTGCAGCTACGTTACCAGGTAACCTCGCTTTAACACCATCGACTCTATACACCATATCGTATTTTTCAAGATTGTTAACGTTTTTTGGTAAACCTACATCTACAAGATTATCAAAACTCATTAACGCTTCTTTATAGTTGACGATATCAATTGCTATATCTTTCCATTCTTCACCTTGCAATAACCGTTTGATGAAGTCAGTTAGTTTAGATGAAATGATTTTAGGTAATGTAGTCTTTTTAATATCAAGACCCATAATTTTCATTTTATCTACTGTTTCACCTTCGTTATCAACCACATGCAAAATATATCGTTTTTTCTCAACGAACAACCCATGATCACTAACAACCTCACGTCCACATTTCACTTGTAAATCATATTCAGGTTGACAATGAAACGCTTTTCTCATAAAAGCTGGGTATGATTGATTTACAGCTTCAGCTACAGCATCAGCGAATGCGATAGCTTCTTCTTTATTGTTAGCTGGTACTGTAAAATATGTCGAATCAGTATTGTGAACTAATATATTGTTAGCATAAAAAACATGTGTATCATCAACTTCAATATCGTAAACATACCCATTGTAAGCTATTTTTTCAATTTTGTATACATCAGTAACACAGAAACTTTTTTGTTCTGATGTTTTTTCATATTCAAGGTTTACCGCTACTACAACATATTTTTCATCTTCTAACTTAACAGCTGCGTGTTGCCCACTTAGCATCATGTAGTGAACTTGACGTAAAGCTGATTCTTTATCGTTAAAACTCAGACACCCTGTATAATCGTTACCTCCGGTAAAGCATACTAACTTTCCAATCAACCCATACGGTTTTACTTCTGTAATGTTACCTTCAATATAATGCATTAAACTATGATCTTCTGTTACATCTATGTAGCTGTACTCAGACGTCCAAACACGATACATCTGTTTTTTACATTTATGTCGCATTACGTATTTTATATTACTAAAACATTCTATATCTAACGTTTTATCATATGTTAACGCTTTAACACCACTGAGGTTGCAATATTCTTTACCATCTTTAGTTATTATATCAGATGTCATTAAATCTTCAATGAATAAACACCTATCTGTCAAATACACCACCGTATCACCAGCTACACTATCACCATATACAACTACTTGAGATGTAAATTCACCTTTGAATTTTGGACCATCTAATGCCATCTCATGAGTTACAAACCCAGGATGATAATATTCTTTATGCTCTAAATCTACTAAATCAGCTAAGGATGATTCACCCACCGCGCTACTTTCATCTTCATCGTCTTCTTCAAAATCAAATTCACTGTTCTCTTCTGCTAAACGCTTTCCGGTTTCTTTATTGATGTTGTCAATAATAGCCATACTTTCATAGATAGGAAAATCAATATAGTACTCACCGTCAATAATGTAGTTCGTTTGTCTACATTGATGTCTTAAGATTTGACGACTAGTACCTGTTGTAGATTCACCTAATTCTAATCTGAAGAATCTGAAATTGTAGTTACTTAAACAACCATACGTTGAGTTTAATTTAATTTTGAAAATATACTGTAACCGATTGTAATACTTAGATTTTTCTGTTATTTCAAAGTATAAATCTTTATCATAATCAGTTCGTTCTACTGCATAACCTGATGAGAAATCATATTTTAAAGCTTCTGCTTCTTTAACATACTTTCTCATTTCAGCTTGATACACTTTACGTTGAGAATACCATTTAGCTAATAATGATGGAATAATACCTAATTCTTTCTGAGTGAATACAGTACCATAACCACTTACAGCCCAACATTGCTCAGCAAAATAATCAACCCACTCTTGTGTCTTTTTAGTTTCATATGTTCCGTCATCATACTTAATTGTAATGTCGTCTTCAATACCTTCATAGATTTTAGTCCAATCTTTAATATTGTTTTCAAATTGACCTATAACGGTTTCTGGACTAATATTGATAGCTCTAATAGCTGAAGGGTAAAGTGAGTTAATATCAATAGAACAAATCCATTTATGTAGACCTCTTTGAGGAAATAATACATAAGCTCCTTGAATTTTACCATCTCTTGTATCCCATCTATCAGGTACAATACGATTAATCTCATAATGACAATAATTAACAATAGCATTGTCAACCATTCGTACAGTACCAAAAATATGATTAAACTGATTAGTACTAGAATGAATCATATCATTCGCTAACTGAATATAAGTAAGCTTTGTTTCAAAACCTTTTAGAATTTCCGTATCACGAATATTATATCGCAAAAAATGATTAAAATCGTTTGTATATAACTGTTCTAATGAACCTGGATATGTTAACTTTTTAAGATGAGGTAAATGATCTTCAGCAACTGATTCTAATTTGAAGCTAGCTCGTTCACCACCTTCAAACTTCTTAAATAATTCAAGATAATCTAGTTGTATACGACCGCTATAATCAACTCGTAACTGCTTAGCACCTTTAACGAATAGCTCTCGAAACATTGGTATATTAGCACCTTCAAAACTTAATCGTTTGAAATGGTCAGCTCCGAGTACTATTTCAACTCGTCTTGCTACATACGGGTCATCAAAGCCGCCACTATTCCACCCACTTAATACACTAGCTTCTTCTAATTCATTTAGGTACGCTAATAGTAATTCTTTTTCGTTTTTATAAAATCGAATTTCAGTTAATTCATGTAATGATTGATCTACAGTTTTAAGGTCAAACCCTGGAGGTGGAACAGCCATAACGATAGACTTATCAAGCCATTGTTTATACATCGATATAGCATTAATTGGAGCATATGGATTTTGTGGACTACTGAAACCGATAGGTCCCTCATATGTGTAATCGGAGTGTTCATATACGATCCATTTTCTATACTTACTATCATAAACTTCGACATCTTTTTTTAGTTTGTTTGGTAAGCTTCTAACTTCTTTTAATGAACATTCAATATACACATATTCATCATCTTCATCATAAACGTTATACGTTTCGTCCATTAATACCTCTATCGATGATTATAAATTTATTCCCGGTACTACGTTGTAACCCACCATGTTTGCTTATGTAATATCGAACACTACTAATACACGTATTGTATTTTTCTCGCAACTCATTTGATTTAACAGTTTGTTGTGTGCCATCTGGATGTATTACCAAAATAGTACTGGATTTTGTATCACTTATTTTTGATCCCTTTTTCACTTGATCACAACTCAACATGGGTTTGATCCGATTTTCTATCTCTTGAGAGGTTAAACAATCCAAGTGTTTTTTGATAGCTGCTGATGTACGTTGTCTTTTCATTTGTTCGGTGTTATTATGTCCATGAATATACAGACGCTCATTTGTTAGATTTTGTGTTACTTTTTTAACACTACCGCAACCACATGCACATTCGGTTAAATGTCCTTTAATCCACCGATGATGTTTACTATATGTACTATAACCACAACCACACAAACACTCATTATGTCGGTATAATGGACCATCCTCGGATACCTGACATACTCTACACACCGTGCTACTATCATTTAATTTCAATAATGTTTTACGTCCACATGATGAGCATATTTTATGTGTGTATCTGGTTTGTTCAGTACCACCATATCTACTGATTATAGCATACTCAACACGTAGAGCAAAAATAATTTCATTTTTCTCTATGCTGTAATTGACGCTAGAATTTAACCTAGGGTTTAACAATTGTACCGCTCCAAATAATTGTTTCTTTACAGTCACATCAGGTATATCTTTATGAATTTGCACTAATAACCGATGACATATATAATGTTCTTTACTAGTTAACATCGTCAAATTATCGTCACTATCACTTCCACCTAAACATCTAGGTATTATATGGTGCATATGATAGCCTTTATTTTTCACCTTATTTGCAGCTTGTCTTTGTTTACCACGTTCAACTAAAATATTATATGCTTTTATGTAATTCATATGATTTTGAGATTGATTAAAACACATATTTATCTATCTCAATATCATATTACATTTTTACATCTTTTTTAGGTATGCGTATTTTAACAATTGTATCATCGCTAAACGATCGCGTTCGATAAAACACTTCGATATCGTATAGCAGTACGTTTAGTGTTGGAGCTGGCTTTTCGTAATAATGCTTTGATAATACCTTCGTATCAGGTGATATGTCAGACTCGTATAGTTTAATATTCTTTTCTGTTAAAAGATATTTTCTAGCTTGTCTAAATTCTGTATAGGTATCAAATTCATATTTTTCAAGAGGTTCACCGAATACACTTGTATATGAACCACCTTCTTTCTTAACATAAAATTCAAAAACACCTGGGTATCTTTTGAGAACATTTTTACCATCTATACATTCCCAGACAAGGACATCATCATTATTGATAAAGCCCCTGTCATCTCTTTTCATTATAGCACTAATATAAGCCATACAACCTCATTAATAATCATACTCTAACGATTTAGGTTTATCCACTACCTTATAACAACCTGATTGCCTTGTAAAAACAAATCGCGTACCTGTTGAATCTTCTAGAACCATCTGAACTTTACGGTTAGCTAAAGTTGTCTGTTCGATTAGTTTATAAACTTGCTCTGATCCTGTTATTTTAATATATTTTTCGTTCATTTTAATAATCCTTGATGTAAGGAGAATAGAAAAAGGGTGAATTAATTCACCCTTGTTATTTTTACTCGTGGTCGTTAATTTCAAAGATACTTTCGTATAAAATTTCAAACGTATGCTGTTCGCTTTGTTTATCACGATAATTTTGTTTGTAGTATGTATCTACAAGTTGTTTGAAATGTTTGCTTGAGATATTAGCTTCATCTTTAGCGCGGGCAAAAATATCTTTATAATGACTACGTTGATCCTCGATATTTTGCATACATAAAGCGGCTTCTTCAACCATACCTCTGATTTTTTTACGATCAGCTGGTGATGATGGGACAATTGTTTCTTCTGACATAATATACCTCGTTAAAAATAATTAATAACGAGATATATTATATTGAAATCAAATATATAAATCAACTACCTTGATTTGTAGAATGGATCTACAGCATATTTTGGACTATTTTTACGTTTACTTAACCATGTATCAGCATCTTGTACGCGTATTCCACCTGCGCTACCCGCTGACTCAGATATTTGTAATTTGCCAGTAGTAGGGTTTTGTATTACTTGTACAATATGATCGATACCTTTGTACCTACCTGCGCCAGTACTTCCTGCACCGTAATCAACACCAATAACCATACCTGGTTTTAAGTTACTGGTATTAACTTCAGAACCTGTTAATTCTTTACCTGATGCTTGACCAACTGTTTGAACTATACCGGCAGCTGTACCACCTTTCTTCATTAGGTTGTAACCTTCGGTAATACCAGGGTCATTTGAATTTGCAGCAGCATCTTTTGTGTTTGATAAAACCCATCCTGAGCAATCTACTTTACCTGATTTTGGATCTCTTGCACCAAGTTCATATTTAACACCACTATCTATAGCATTTTGTGACCCTGATGCTAACCCGTTATTTAACTTATTAACCGCTTCAGGGTTTCTTGCACCGGTTGGTACTTGTGTTGTACTAGATGAAGGTAAATCATTGGATGTTTGAGGTTGGTATGTACCACCGTGCTGCTCGTACCATTTTAATAATGTAGCTTCACTAAAACTTTGTAATCCGGTCCAAGTAGTTGGTTTTAATTTACTTATAGCTGATTTTGGATCACCTTTAACAACATCACTATATGAATTTCTAACAGATTTCATAATAGCTACTGCAATACGGTCTTGCGAACTCGGTGAAAAATCACCACCACAACTAGCTTTATTTGCATCAAATGTACCAACAATGATCTGATATCTACCTGCAGGTGTATGTGGTTTACCACCGTTGGACCACGGTTTTACATGCCATGGATGAGTAGCATACCCTTCAAATAATGCCCCACCAAATCGAACATTATACCCGTTATCCCCTTTACCATATGTACCTTCAGCATGTGAAATCATATCTAAGAACGCTTTAACGTTAGCGCCTTTTGTTTCGTTAATAGCGCTTTCTGCTGGTTTACTTACGGTTGTACGAGATTTAGGTGGGTTTTTAGCTGATGATGTTCCAGATTCCGTAACCGACTGATCAGACATAGACGTTAAGTCTAACACCTGAACAAACTCACCTTTTGTAAATTTACTCGTTATTTTTTTAATTTGAAAATGCAGTTTATCCATCCAGAATGGCGTACTGTAATAATTATCATTTTCACCTAGTGGTGCACCTTGCATATACGACGGTTTAGGTGTTCTTATATTAACTTTTACTTTTAACAAACCACCAGAATTTGCACCGGTTTTATTAGCGTGTTCATCTTTTTTACTTTGTATTGATTCAGCTGTAGCATCATCATACATATCAGATGGTAGTACATAACCTGCTAATAATAACGGGTTACCAACTATTTTTAATTGACTTACGTTAGCGGTAAGCATTCTAGATATTTGATCAGATAAATTTTTTCTAGCAGCAAATAATGTTTGCGGACTTAGTGAACCACTACCTACTCTGTATGGGTCAACTACTGCTGGACTAACCTTAGCTTCTTTAGGATCATCTTCTGCGTTACCGGGTCTTACTCTAGAAACCGGTGCATCTTTTGCTTCACCAGCATTCTCATTTGGTTTTTTATTTGTTGCTGTTTCATTCTCAGGTGTTATCTCTTGATTTGTGTTTGATGCGGTTGGGTGAACAACTTGAATTGAATTTAATGAATTAAATGCAAGTTTTACATTCATATCAAACTGTAATACATCTACATTAACACCGGTATAAATGTAATCAAATTCCAGTATATCTGGTAACTTTGTTGCATCATTAGCTTGCTTATTTGTTTGAGCTGGTTGACCTGGGTTTGAACCAGGTACCGTAGTGTTAGTATCTGCTCCAGGTGTACCGTCAGCTGTTGAACTTGGTTTTGTAGGTCTAGCAAATTTTTCTATGTAGTATGTAACAATCTGCTCTTTTGTATTAGGATCTACTGATACACTACTACTTAACCGTGGTACATATGTTCTAGGGTTACTTGGATCTGAGTTGTCAACATTCATTGTATCTTCATGAACCGCTTTACTCATTAACATCATATTAGTTAATGCATCTGGAATTTTATCTCCAATAGCAGTTTGAAAGATAATAGGATCAGCTGGTTTACTTTTATCTTCTTTTTGACCTGTGATATTTTTATTAGCTTTTTGCTCTTTTAACAGATCTGATGGCTGTTTACCACCTAAGTTTAATTCACTTGTATTCGATAATTTATCTCTGTTATTCAGATTGTTAAGATCAGCTGTAGATCCAATAATTTTTAGATCTGTAGATGGTTTTGCATCTCTTTCAGCTGGTGTAAGTGTAGGGTTTCCTAGTTTTTTATCAGCTTCAGCAGCTGCTTTTTCAGCTGGTGTTGGATCTAGTTTGAAATCAGGATTCATTATAATTATCGCTTATTTGTTAGTGATATTAAATTTTCTTAGCTTTTGGTATTTCTGAACTTTTTGCGATTGCAGCATCAACTTCATTTGTGTATTTCGTTGTTGCGTTAATTTTAGCACTCCGTAACGCGGTATCAGGATCTTGACCTTGAGTTAGGTATTGATTAAACAAACCATCGCGGTAATCTTTGTATTTCTGATAAGTTGTTTGATCCATAGTACGTAATTTATCTTCACCAAAATCAATCTTACTCATATCATAAGGTGATTGATTTAACGCTCCTGTTGAGTTTTTAAGATCCTGTGTACCTTGAGTTGTTTTATTGCTAGTAGCATTAGTACTTTGAGCTGTTTGATCTACAAAGTTTTGCGGTTTATCACCAGGTGTGTTATTCTTTGTTAATGGTTGAGACTCATTAAACGCGTTACGTTGATCATCAGCTACAACATCTAATTTGTATTTTGGATCATTATATGCGGAATCTAAAACTATTTTATATTTGTACGGTTTGTACCCGGGGAATGCATCTTGTGTTGCTTTTGTCTGGTCATTAATGACATTTTCAAATTTTGTAACAGCTTCTGGTAACGATTCTGGTACCGTAGTTGACATACCACCAATTTTACTTACACCGTGGTGGTTAGCAGCAGCATTAAACAAAGGTGTACATTCAATATCGTAATGACAACCTCGACTTGTCATTGACATTTGTATTTCTGTTACCATGAAGGTGATTAAATTAACATCACTTATGATATGTGGTCTTGATGTATCGTTATCATCAGGGTATCCGACGAACAAAATCTTAAGTCCATAGTACAAATTAGGTAATGCTCCTGCACCGAGGTTACTTGCAGCAGCTTCTAGAACACCTATGAAATCAGCAGTGTACGGTTCAATAATTTCCATTTTTAATGATGAGCCAGCTTCATTTGTAGCGTTGTACATATGAGATGATCCATTCAACGATAATCCGTACTCTAATGTGAGTGAATCAATTGAAAACTCTACATCTTTCATTGAATTGTATAACACGACATACGTACTACCTGACACATCTTTTGTATCATACTTATATTGTGGTCCACCCTCTGGGTGTAAATATCGACTTAAATCGTTTATGTTTTCATCTTTATCGATATTTTTAAGAGCGCTATCATCACCTCCGCAACACATTAACACAAAATGATATTGTGAACTTCGATAATTATGAAGCGGGTTTGGTACTTTTGCCATACTATACCATACCTGCTACAAATCGAATTGGTGTTGGTAACGTTAGGACTTTACCTTCAGTAAATTCCGAATAAACATCAACCATGTCGTTATACTGTAATATAAACCACATTACTTCAGCTGTACCATAAATATCATTTGCTAATAAATCAGGACGTCTGTGATATTTTTTTGTTATAGTTACACTTAAATCGTCGTATGATTTTGCGAAGGGTTTACGAGTCCAGTAACCTGCACTGTCGGTTGAACCACCTTTTGTAGATCTACTATATTTCTGTACCATATTTAAAATGAAGGTAATATTCCACTACGATAGGACGCCAAATTAAACTGCTCATATTCAGCTGCTGAATGTTGCTCTAATAATTTAAATGATAATGTTGTTACTAATGGAAATGGAATCCCACCTAAATCATCGTTATCATTGTTCGATGCCGTTGGTATATAGTCGCAGTCGTTTGGAAATGTAAAACTAACTGACTCTACTACCACTGGTATCTTTTTAAAATATCCATAACATGAAAATTTTAGTACTTCTGGTGGAGCACCTAACCAGTTCATTAGCTCTTTTGATAACGGACCTGAGGTATCACCAAAATATGCTTTAGTCCATGATTTCATTATTAGTATTCGTTCTAAATTAGCTCTTGCTTCTTGTTGATTGCGAGACACTATTTTTAAATCATTGACTTCAAATGAACGACTGGGAGATTTTGAATAAACATGAAAATCACCAACCATGTGAGCGGGCGATAACGTTTCATATGCAGCTGTATTGCTTTCATATATGGTAGGCATTGTATTAAACACGACTATTTGCTGTGAAATTGGCCCTTCTAGTCGCAATTTATACTTATTTTGTTGATCGTCAGGTAACATAACATACTCGATAAAGACTATTCATTTAGTATTTATTTTTAACTTTGAATTGTTCAAAAATATACCTTGAAAAATCTATTGGGTACATATTATATTCTTATATTTGTGAGATAAAAATGACAAAACGCGCACCAAGAAATTATTTAAGTAATTACAATCTGTTAGAACAGATAGCTATCAGCAAAGAGAATAAAAAAATGAGCGATGAATTATTGAAAATGCTCACTTTATTATGTGATAGATTTGCTACACGTGGTAACTTTTCATCTTATACTTACCTTGAAGATATGAAGATGAATGCTTTAGTTAATTTATGTAATACATGGGGTACATTCAATGCAGAACGTTCAAGTAACCCATTTGCTTATTATACCCAATCTATTAAAAACTCGTTTATTCAATACCTTAAAGTTGAGAAGAAACAGAGAAATATTAGAGATAGATTATTAGTTGATTGTGGAGCGAGTCCATCTCATACTTATGCTATAGAATCTGCTATGGAAGATAATCATATTGTAGACCCAGCATTATTGTATATTAGACGTGATAATTATGAGTTTATGAATAAACCAGCAGAAGAACCAAATGAATTAGATGACCTTGATGATAAAGATGATAAAGATGATTTATCGATTGATGAAGATTTCTAATTTGTTATTTTAACCAATCTGAGATATTATATGAAATTGAAAAAGGGTTTATTGTTTACGGATATTCATTGGGGTAAAAAGCAAAATTCTGATGAACATAATGAAGATTGTATGAAATTTATTGAGTTTTTTTGTAGCAATGTAAAAAAACATAATATTGATCATGTAATGTTCTTGGGTGATTGGTTTGAACATAGAAACGCTATTAATATCTCAACACTAAATTATGCATACCATGGTGCTAAAAAATTAAATGAATTAGGTATACCCATTTATTTTATTATTGGTAACCATGATATGTATACCAAAGTACATAGAAATATCTACGCAACGATCGAATATAATGAATTTAAAAATTTTCATGTAATCGATCAACCTGTTGTAGAACCTAAAATAGGTAAAGGTGTTTTATTATGTCCTTACCTAATACATGAAGAGTATAATTTGTTAAACACGTATAATGTTCAGCATGCTTATGGGCATTTTGAGTTTAACGGATTTGTTTTAACTGGTGCAACTAATACATTCTCAGGTGGCTATGATCACACAGATTTTCGAAAATTTAAACGTATTTTTTCTGGACATTTCCATAAACGTCAAATATCAGGTAACGTCATTTATATCGGGAATACATTCCCTATGGACTTTTCTGATGCAAATGATGTCGATAGAGGTTGTGCTATTCACGACCATACTGATGATACTGTTACTTTTATAAATTGGGAAGAATGTCCAAAATATATAAGAACAAGCTTGTCAGAAATCGTTAATGGTACTGTTGATATTCCAGAAAACGCTACTGTATCTTGCTTAGCTGATATCAATATGGATTATAGCAAAATGATGACACTGAAAAGTGAAATATCAAAAACCTATAACCTTAATGCATTAACAATTACAGAACCACCTGTTAGTGTCGCGGATGGTGAGGAAGAGGAAATTGAAGATTTATCTACAACTAATACTCATGAATCTATCATTAATATGCTTGGTTCAATTTCTAATAATGCTATCGATAATATACAATTAGTAAAGTTGTATAAAAAGTTATAATAAGTCATTATAATACTTATATTTCTTATATTATATGATGGTGAAACATGCTTACGTTTATTGATATCGAACTTAGAAATTTTCTAAGCTATGGGAATGTACCTACCAAAGTTCATTTAGATCGCGGTAGTGTAATTTTAATCTCAGGTCAAAATGGGGTTGGTAAAACAACCCTTATTAACGGTGTTTATTACACTTGCTACGATGATTCATTAACAGAATGCAACTCTGATGAATTAATCAATAATATCAATAACCAAGATATGGTTTGCTCTGTCACTTTTCATAAATCAGGCTCTGGGTATTATAAAGTAACTCGTGCAAGAAAAACTAAATCTGGCGCATACGTTAAGTTTTTTCATAATCCTAATGAGAATGAGTTTCTTGATGAACATGAAAAAACTTTAGATAGTTCTCGCAATACTAATGCATTGATTATCGACACCATCGGTATACCAGCTGATATGTTTAAACGTATGGTAATCATATCAGCTATCAATACTTCATTCTTAAATATTTCTGTAGCACAACAATCTAACTTCATGGAGAGATTGTTTGATTTGCATATACTTGCCGATAAAGCTACTATTTTAAAAACTCATATTAAAGCTACTGAAGAGCAGATTAGAGAACAAGTTACTAAAATAGATCGCATTAAACAAGAACAAAGTCGGTTAGATACACAGATACTAAATGCTAAAACAAAAGCATCATCGTTCGATGAAGGTAAATTAAAACAAATTGATATGTATAAATCACAATTATCAATGATAGAATCTATTGATCTTGATAAAGAGCGTGAATTATATGATAAATCTGTTAGTGTTAGAACAGAGGTTTCTGATATTAAACAACAACAATCTACAATTAGTAATCAGTATCTTAAATTTACTCAATTAAAAGATAAACACGAAAAAGAGTTATTGTTACTAAAATCTAATAAATGTCCTTATTGTGAACAACAATATACCAATGAGGAGAAAATAGCACAAAATGAACAAGCAATCGATAAATGTGAAAACGATATCAATGAAATGCTTGAGTATTTGTCTGAATTAGATGCAGAATTGTCAGAAAAATCTGAACAACATAAAAAACTTATTGGTGAATTATCTGTTACAAACTTAGAAGAATTGTTAAGTATTCGAAATAAAGCTGATATCATTCAAGAAAAAATTAACGATTTGCATGAAAGCAATAATGTTTATTTGGAACAATTAGCTGAATTAGAACAGATTCAACTTGAACCTTGCGACTATGAAAGTTTAGATAAATTAAAATCAATTGTTGAACATCAACAGTTCTTATTAAAGCTTTTAACTAAAAAAGATAGCTTTATTCGTAAAAATTTATTGTCTTCTAATTTGAAATTTTTAAATCAAAGATTAGAACATTATCTAGGTGAATTAGAATTACCGTACCGTGTATCATTTAATTCTAACATGACAGCTGATATCAAATATTTGGGTAGAGCTATAACCTTTTCAAATTTATCTCATGGTCAACGTTCTCGTGTTAATATTGGTTTAACGATGGCGTTTAGAGATGTAAGACAAAAAATGTGTAGTCCTGTTAATATCTGTTGCTTAGATGAAGTACTCGATATTGGTTTAGATTCAAGTGTTATGTCATTAGCTATTAAAATGTTAAAGCGTAAAGCTAAAGAAGATAAAATAACAATGTATATTGTAACTCATAAAGATGAAATATCGTCATTATTTGATAATGTTATGAACATCTATATGGAAAATGATTTTAGTAAAATTTCATTTAACAATGAAGAGTTATGATATCTAATATTCAAAAATCAATAATAGAAAAACATTGCAAACCTTTTATTGAGGTTTTAAATAGTTATGAGCATCAATTACTTTATAGTGTTTTACCTATACCTAACGATAATAACATTATAAAAATTAAAAACTATGTATATGATAGTCCAAATATACCTGGTTATCTTAAAGATGCTTTTAATGTTACGTTTGAAAAATATTACAAACGTCCTTATTGTAAAGGTATGCATTGTTCTTTTGTGCCTCAGAATATTACTGATGGGTACCATCAATATGCTATATTCCCGGTAGGTGAATTTACATATTGTTGGTCTCCGCAGATCACCGGTATATTTGAGTATTATGTTTCACATACTAGTCCTAATCGTATTGATCATGAATACGATTATAATGAAGTAATGGATTATGTTGATCATGAAGTGCGATATAAATATGTTAACAACAATATTATAGACGCTGTCGACAAACCTAATGAAATCATGATTTATTGTGATGAATATCTTGCAGTTCCTGTCGATAGTCAGCACATAAGAGTGATTAATGAAACTATTACAAGAACTCCATCTAGTATCAGAGGGTAAGTTTGATACAGGTATATTAAAAGCAGTTTTTATAATTGGTGGACCAAACGTTGGTAAAACCAGTTATGCTAAATATTTTAGCGCAAATATACCTATGCATCCAAAAGTATACGATGCTGATAAGCTTTTTGAATTTTTATCTCAAAAACACAATATTGATATTAGTAGCGATGAAACCACGGGCTCTAAAAAATTATACGGTGAGGTTCGTCCTAAAAACGTAAAGCAATTAGAGTTATGGGTTAACGAGTTACTACCTCTAATTGTATTATTAGCACCAGATAATATTGAAAGAACATTACATCGTATTAAACTAATCGAAGCGTATGGCTACGATATTAAAATATTAGTAGTTCAAGCTAAAGATCACGATAAAATCGTTAATACTCTATCGCAACGTACCAGAGGTGTTGACCCTGAATACGCTAGAGCTGCATTACAATTAACAGATTCATTAATCAATTCATTAGTACCTTTATACCCCACTTCTGTTATTCCTAACGTTCAAGACACCACAAAAAAAGATGCTGCTCATTTAGCAAAACAATTAAACACGTTTTATAGATACCCTGTAACAAACGAAAAAGGTAAAGCATTAATTAATGCAATTCATAGTACCCCTTCATATAAGCGTATAACAGATGTCGACCCTGATGCGTTAACACATGTAAGACGCTGGTATGAAAAACCAACAAAACCGGACCAACAATGATCATATCTGATATTACAACATCAAAAATTAAAGCTGATTGGCTGTCACCAAAAGAAAAGCTTATTCTTGAACAAAAATGTAAACCTTTTCTTGAAGCAATTGATTACGACGTAGATGCTCATAAAGTGTTTCGTGGATCAAAACCTCGTAACCCAGATACGCAAATACTAGGTACAAACCTATTTGTAGGTACAGGATTTATTAAAGATCGATCACCAAAAGCTATACCGATATCTATACATAAACGGTTAAATGAGTTTTTTGTAAAAAAGTTTGGTACCCCTTTTAGAGATAGTGTTTTTGCTACAGGTGACTATGATCAATCAACTGATTATGGTTCTGTATATCATTTCTTTCCAGTTGGTAATTTTAAGTATTGTTGGGCTCCATACCAACGAGATTTATTTCATTATATCGATGAAAGAGATGGTAAATTTACAGATGAACAACTTAAAGAACTAGTCGATACATATAGAACTACTGATTTGAAAGAGGCAATTTACGAAGAAGTAGAAATTATGTTTTATTGTGAAAGTAGCATATTAGTACCGGTGCAAGAATGATATTAACAGAAATAACAAAACCAATTAAAAGTAATTTCTTATCAGACGAAGCTAAACAATTTGTATCTCGCCATTGTCAACCATATTTGAACGCTGTTGATTATGACCTAGACAAATACGCTATGTTTAGAGGTGTGTCAAGACAAGCATTAGGTAGAATGGAAGAGACTCATATTGAAAGTTTATACATGTCACCTGGTTGCTACGCGTACCGCAAACCTAAAGATACACCTGAAAGCTTTCATAACACTGTTAATAAAATGTTTGTTAAGAAATTTGGTATACCATTTAGAAACGGGGTATTTGCAACTGGCGCTACACGAAATGCAAAATATTATGGCCATGTTACTCAGATCATTCCAGTCGGTGATTTTAGATTTTGTTGGTCACCACAAGTACAAGATTTCTATAGTCTTACAGAAGATAATGCAACCGAACAAGAAGCTGTAGGTGAAGCTCGTAGGTTAATAACTACTGACTATAGTGATAAAAATTTAAAACAAGCTATATTGTCACACCATGAAATAATGCTGTATTGTGAAAAAGTACTAATCAATTTCACTAGCGGTATTGGTTCACATTTTGTTGTGCGTGAGGGTGGGTACCATATTGGTAACGGCGATGTTAGTATATCAGTAGCTGGCGATGATACATATAAAATTATGTCACCTGAAGAAGCTGACATTTATTGTAATAAATTAGTACATGCTAGATATTCAGATTGGATTCTACCAACATTACAAGATATGAAAATGATAACTACCGCTATGCGTAATATACCTGGGTATACCATTGATACTTCTAGTAATTTTATTTGTAAAGGTAGAAATGCAGAATCTCATGATACAAAATATTATAGTTTAATTCGCGGTGGGAGTGATATAGCTAATTCAACTGAAAAATATGTTGTAATACCTATTAGACGAACTATGGTGTAAAATGCTACTAAAAGACCTGAACATATTAAACGAAAATATTGAGTTTCCAGAATCTGTACTCAATTATATAAATGAGCATTGTCAACCGTATCTTGATGCAATTGGTCATAATATGACCGGACGATTGTTGTACCGTGGTGTATCAAGAAGTCTCATAGGTCGTTTACCAGCTATGCCTGAACTACCAAACTGTTCTATAGTTCCAGGGCATTATGATAATCGAAAACCAAGAGATACACACCCAGATGTACATAATGAAATGAACCGTATGTTTAATGAATACCATGGAGCTCCATTTAGAAACGGGTTATTTGTAACAGGTTCTCTTAAAGAAGCTAAATCGTACGGTGAAGCAATCGTTATTTTTCCTATAGGTAAGTTTAAGTATTGTTGGAGTCCAACAATAACAGATTTATCTGATCATGTACCAGGAGGAGCAAACAGTGTATTTGACCAGGAAAAATTAACAGAAAAATTAGATAAAATGTTTAGCTTATATTACAAAACAACAGACCTAAAAAATGCTATTTTTTCAGAGAATGAAATAATGTTGTATTGTGATAAATGTTTAATGTATATACCCGGAGGTTAAAAATGCTATTAAATGAGATTAAATTATTAAATGAAAACGTTCAGTTACCTGAACATATCGTTGCATATATTCAGGAACATTGTCAGCCATATTTACAAGCTGTTGGTAACGATTTATCAACATTTTTATACCGTGGGGTATCAAAGAACCGATTAAGTAGGTTACAAGAGGTGCCTGGTCTATCTAATTGTGCTATCATTTCTGGTCATCACGAAAGTCGTGACCCATTAGATACACCTACAGTGTACCACGATATGGCTAACGAAATATTCACTGAATTATATGGAGCTCCTTTTAGAAATGGTATTTTTGCAACCGGTTCTTTACCTACAGCAAAAGGTTATGGATCACCGGTAGCGATTTTTCCAATAGGTGATTTTAAGTTTTGTTGGAGCAGTACAGTAGTTGATATGAGCAACTTAGTAGCAGGTAATGTCGACTATTATGAAGGTGATCATAACAAAGAAGAAGAAACAAATTTTATACATACTCTGAGAACACAGTACTCTAATAAAAATTTAAAAGCAGCAATAGAATCAAAAAAAGAAGTCATGCTGTACTGTGATAGCTGTTTAGTGTATGTAGCGGTTTAAGTTAGTAAAACCATTATTATGTACTAATATATACTATTTTGTTTAGGAAACAATAATGGTTTACATTGGAATTGATCAGTCGTATACATCTACAGGATATTGTGTTGTAGATCAAGATGTTATAGATTTTGGCACTATAAAAACAGATCCAACTGATTCAATATACCGTAGAGCTGGTCATGCTGCTGATGAAATTATTGATCTTATTAACAAATACCCTGAAGCAAACGTATCAATTGAAGGATTAGCATTTGGTATTAGAGGTAGTGCAACCCGTGATTTAGCGGGTTTGCAGTTTGTTATTCTTGATAGAATTTACAACCATACTCATATCGATGATGTTCAAATTATAACACCAAAAACAATAAAAAAGTTTGCTACTGGCTCAGGTGGTGGAACAAAAAAGAAAGTAACAAAAAAAGATATGTTTGATTCTTTACCTGAAGATATTCAAGAATTATTCAAAACAAAATATAAAACAACAAATGGACTTTACGACATCACTGATGCGTATTATTTAGCGAGGGTGCACCAATCATTATGAAAGCAAACAAAATAAATACTAGATCTATCCAAGATATTCTAAATGTTTATAACCAATATACAGGTACAACTGTGAAGCTTAATGAAATCATGAATCCACCAGATATTATTTCAATGGACGTTCCATTGTTTATTCGTATGCTTGAGTGGGCAAAAGAAGATGCGCAAACAGATATGCAATTACATGCAGCTGTTGAAAAAATCTTACATCTCAACAAAACATTAACAATGTCTGAATATAGTGAAATAACAAACGTATGACCGTTCAATATAAATGCAATGTTTGTAACCGAACCATAGATGTACCTGAAAATAAGCGCGGGTTGGATGTGTTTGGCAATTGCATTATTACCAAACAATGTAAAGGTGCACTATTTTTTGTAAAAAATAAACCTAATATTTTACGTAACCTTGACCCTGAACCATCTGAATATGATGATTGGGTATATGACCCTCAAATCGTTACATTTACTCAAAATCATGCAAGGTCAATTTGGAAATTTAAACATACATTAACAGCTGTACCATCGTTATCTGTTTATATTTGGACGGTTGATAGTAATAACAAACCAATTGCTGTTCAATATACTGATAACCTTTATACCTATACTTTTGATAATCAATATCTTGAATTGAAATTCACATCAAAAGTTAGCGGTATGGTACAATGTGTTGTTCGTAATACAACAGCTGTTTTACAACAACCAAAAATTGATGATACGTTTGTGAAAGTAACAACTAGCGGGTTAGTTACGGTAGCTGTTCATACCCATAATAAATTATTCGTTGCTGGTGATACAGATCCTATTACAGGTATTACACAATTACATAGCAATGCATTGTCAATATTGTTAAATGAAGTCCAAGTTGATTATGATTTAGGTTCAAATGATCCAAGTCAAGCTTGGGGCAATATTAGTCAAATCTTTATGTATGGTAATACATATAATATTAGTACATTTAATGTTATTGCTGATATGTCGTCTAGTATTCATAACTATTCAGCTTATCGTTATGTTGGTGAAGATCCAACGATGTATATCTTAACTTCGAAAAGTAATAATTTCGTTGATAAAGTGTACGATAAAGCTATTAACATGTTTGAACTCACAGTTACTAATAACTATATTAAAAACAATGAATTATATGTAAGTCCTTCTATTATTCGTGATTGTTACCCACATATTAAACTTTTATAGTTCGTTGAAAAAAACTCAATAGTGATCTATAATGTAAGGAGAGATTAGTAATCTCTCCTTTTCTCCTTAGGTCTCCCTAATGACAATCTTTTTTAAAGTAAATGTATATGATAAGTAATAAAATTAAATCTCCTCAATTCTCCAATGGAGAAACCGATGTTAAAGCACATATCGATAAATTACAAAAATATATTATTCATTTAGAAAGAAAGCTAATAGAATCCGACCGTAAATTGAAAAAAGAGAAAGCTAAATCTCAAGATCTAGAAAATAAAATTAGACATTTACAAAGGAATCGTTCATGACCCCAGAAAAACAAAAACTGTTAATTGAATATCTAATATCAAGCCCTGATGTTTTTACAATCACGTCTAATATTATACAACCGAAGTATTTTGATGCAGAATATAGAAATACGATTCAGTTTATTGTAACGTATTATAATAATTTTAGATCTTTACCAGATGTTCAGCAAATTCAAGCAGAAACTGACCTTAAATTATCTACTCATCAGTTAACAAGAGATAAAGTTGATTATTGTATTATTGAGGTTGAAACGTTTTGTAAAAATAAAGCTATAGAATGTGCTATTTTAGATTCACCTGAACTATTACGTAAAGGGGATTTCGGTGGCATCGAAAAAGCTATTAAAGATGCTGTTACGACATCTATTCATAGATCATTAGGTTTAAGTTTATTTGATGACTATGAAGTTGTTTTTAGTGATCAAGATTTCCAACCAGCGATGAGCACAGGGTATGATAATCTTGATAATCATTTACATAGTATAGCTGGTAAAGGTTTTTGTAAAGGTGAGTTAATTATTGTAGCTGGTGCACCAGGTACAGGTAAATCATTATTCTTAAGCAATTTTGCTATCAATTATATGGCACAAGGTTTGAATGTACTGTATGTCTCGTTAGAATTATCGGTTGAAATGGTATTGAGTCGTATCACAGGTATTGTTACTGATATTCCTCAAACTGAATTGAGAGCTAGACATAATGAAGCACGTATTAAGTTAAAACAACAACGTGAAAAAATGGGTGATTTGCAAATATCGCAATTACCAGCTGGTAGCGATGTTAACTCAATTAGAGCATTATTGGTAGAGCTTGAAACTAAACAGAAGTTTATACCAGATGCTATTGTCGTAGATTATATGGATTTGATGGGTTCAACTGAAAAAATATCAGCTGATAATGTATTTCAGAAAGACAAGAGTGTTTCAGAAGCATTACGCAATTTAGGTAGTAAAAATAGCACTGATTTAATATCAGGTGTTAGCGGGGGTGTTAATTGCTTAATGTTAACAGCTAGTCAGTTAAATAGATCTAGTGTTGATAAAGAAGTAATGAACTTTGCCAATGTTGCTGGTGGTATGTCAAAAGCTAATACAGCTGATTATATGTTCGCTATTATTACATCAGATGTTATGAAACAACAAGGTGAAATTGCATTGCAGTTATTGAAAACTCGTTCTAGTGATGGTGTTGGATCGATTGTACCGTTGAGAGTTAATCGTAAAACATTGAGAATAACCTCAGGTGGTGATAAACAACCTGCTGCACCTGTATTTGCTGTTACTAATGATGAATTGAAAGCAGCTCAGAACGAAAAACGTTCTAAACTACTTGACCAATTCAAAGATCTTTAATTAGATACTGAAGCGTTATACTAATTATAACGCTTCAAATGTCCAACCACCGGTAACACGTTTAATTTTAGCAACAATTTTATTTGATACACCTACAGCTGTTGTGACTAAATCAATAGACGTCAATGGTGTAGACCCTGTTGTTGTATCGTAAACAGCAATTTGACATTTACTATAAGTATCAAAGTTAACTCTACCGTTTAATGATACCGTAAAGTATTCAATTGACGCATCAACTTGTGTTAAGTCAATATCACATGCTTCGTTTTCAATACAAGCTTCAAATGTTGTAAACTGTTTTGCGGTGTTTGTTGGATCGTTTAATTTGTAGTATTTTGTACCATCGTACCCATAACCTAGTAAATCCTCGTACATAAATGCTGAATGAACCTGCGTTGATGATGAACCTGGAACTAACGTTGGTGCAGATACCCCTGCATAATTAAACCTAACTAGCATAACATTTTCTTTACTATACCCGATAGCAGCATAATCAGCGTCTACGCCGACATTAGCTGGACCTAAGTACCATTTAACACCAACATGAATCTTACTAATACCTACCAACGATGCTGAGCCTTGCTGTACAATAGCAGCAGTACCGGTGATCGTACAACCACCTAGTGTTAGTACCGTTGGTGTTGGTGTACCAGGTCTCGGTCTTGCAGCTACCAACCGCTTAACTTCATCCGCGATTGCAATAGCACCTGAACGAGCTAAATCATTAGCGTTAAATGGATCGTAAGCCATATGCTTTATTTTTTCAGCAGTGCTTACAATATTAGCTGCTAAATTTGAAACGGTTGCTATGGATTCTGCAAATTTATCATCACATTTTATCTTGGTAATCAATTGAAAATCTTGTGTCATTTCAATTGAGTTGTCATAATATAATTTTTTATCGTTTGTTATATTAAACGAGGTAGCTAAGTTAGTTTTACCAAACAAATAATATGTATCTACAAATTTCTTTTGTATTAATGTCCGTGAATCTTTTGTAGCAAAAGGTAAACCAAATATCAATTCTTTTGTATATGTTACAGGTCTATTACCGCGAATAAAAAATTCTGTGTTATCTGTTGAATAATACCCAGATAGATAATTGCTATCACAATGCGCTTTTGTCGTTAAAAACCTATAATAATCAGGATCGTCTGGGAACTCGTTAGTATTCACAGGTA